AAGAGTGGAGAGACCAGTAATTACAGTTGGTGCTGCAACATCAATAGGAGATGGTGATTACATCTTTAATGAGACAGTTCAAGTTTCATCAGATTCCTCAGAGACTGCAAGAGTTAAAGTATGGGATGCAAACTCTAGAACTCTAGATGTAAGCATGTTGACCAAGATGCAATTCCAAGTTGGTGAAAAGATTAAAGGTCTTGAATCAGGTGCTGAATATGTGATACTATCAGTTGATTATGATACACCAAACGATTATCCAAATTCACAATATAAGGCGGATCAATATAACGATAATGCAGACTTTGAGACTGAGGCTGATGCAATTCTAGACTTCTCTGAGGGCAATCCGTTCGGAACATTCTAAATAGTTAGAAAGCTTTGATATGTTAGGTACTTATTTCTATCATGAAATATTAAGAAAGACGGTTATCGGTTTCGGTACTCTCTTTAATAATATTAACATTCGACACAAAGATGCGAGTGGGACAACTTTTAGTGCTTTAAAGGTGCCATTGGCTTATGGGCCAATGCAGAAATTTTTGGCAAGAATTCAACAACAACCAGAATTAGACAGAGAAACAGCAATAACTCTTCCTAGATTATCTTTCGAGATGCAAGGATTACAATATGATCCAACTCGTAAGACTGGAATCGCACAAACGTTCCTTACAAAAAATGGAACTAATGCGAAGAAAGTTTATATGCCCGTTCCATACAATATTGGATTTGAACTTAGTATTATGTCTAAGTTAAGTGATGATGCGTTACAGATATTAGAACAGATTCTTCCTTATTTTCAACCATCATTTAACATCACTGTAAATTTAATTAGTTCAATCGGTGAGAAAAAAGATATTCCAATTGTTTTAGAAAGTATTAATTATAGTGATCAATATGAAGGTGGTTTTGAGTCTCGTAGAACGATCATTTACACTTTATCATTTACTGCAAAAACATATCTATTCGGGCCAGTTGCAGATAATCCAGAAGGACTTATTAAGAAGGTCGATGTTGATTACTACACTAGCACTAATGTTAAAACTGCAAAACGTAATATTAGATATAGTGCAACACCAACTGCGAAACAAAATTATGATGATGATACAGCAACAGTTATTGATGGTGCAATATCTGAGAAGGTAACAACCTTTAAGGTTAGTGCAACCACTGATCTTGCTGCAAATCAAAGGATCATCATTGATACTGAGATTATGTTTATCAGAAGTATCAGTGGTCAGAATGTGACTGTATATCGTGCATATGATAATACAATCGCTGCGAAACATGAACACAATGCAGCTATCGGTGTCCTCAGTGCAGTTGATAATGCATCAATTGAGTTTGGTGATGACTTTGGATTTGATGAAATGACATCATTCTTTGCTGATGGTAAAACATCTAGTCCTTCTCAAGGTATAGACATTTAGGAGAGTTATGAAAAATTTTGATTCTATCGAGGAAGCACTTAACGTTGATACAGAGGTAGTTGAAACTGATAAGATTGAACCTCGAAAGAATCAACTTAAAAAGAGTGATCAAGATGATTCTGAAAAGGATTATGAATACAGTCGTGCAAATTTATATTCGTTAGTTGAAAAGGGACAAGAAGCGGTAAATGGTATATTAGAATTAGCTCAAGAATCAGATTCTGCAAGAGCATATGAAGTTGCTGCGACTACAATTAAAGCAGTTGCAGATACAACAGATAAATTAATTGACTTACAACAGAAGATGAAGGATTTAGAAAAAGATCCAAACAAAGGCCCTACTAACGTTACAAACGCATTATTTGTAGGATCAACAGCGGAGTTATCAAAATTAATTAAGAATCAAAATAAAGATGATAAATGAAATCTCCAGAACTGACAGAATTTTTTAGTCTTCTTGGAAAGGCAAAAAAAGAAAAGAAAGAGGAGTTTGATAATCTTCTCAAGGAAGCTGACATCAATCTTGATGTCATGACTTCGACTGTGGTTACTGGACTTAAGGAGGCAAAGGTAAATCAAAAGAAACAAAAGAAGAAAGAAGAAAAGTTAATAGAACAATTAGATTCAATAATTGATACGATTGAAAAACCAAAGGAAGTTAAGGATTTTACAGAACCACCTGTTACTGTTGGAGTGCCTGAAGATTTTGATGTATCAAAATTAGAAGAAGATCCTTTAGAGGTTCAAGATTGGAATAACGGAGAAGACATTAAATTTACTGAGGTTGATGCAGTAAATATTATCGAACCAGAACCAATTAAGACACCAGAGATAAGTGATACTGTTGCACAGGCAATCAAATTTATTGAAGAGACAAATATTAAAGAAGAAGTTGAAAACGCAGATGAAACTAGTGTAGAGGATCTTAAAGCAGAGATTAAACAAGTCAGAGATATATTATATAAAGTTCTTGCACATGGGCCAGGATCTGGTGAAGTTAATCTTTTAAAGCTTGATGATGTTGATGAAGATAGTGCAAAGGTAGATGGCAAGGTTCTTCAATATCAGTCATCAACTGGTAAATTTGTTGGTGCGACTGCTTCAGGAGTTGGTGCAAACGATAGTGTTAATACGACTGGTATCATTACTGCTGCACAGTTCTCAGGATTCAGTCATCTAATTGCACCACATGGATCAACTACAACAATCACAGTTGCAGTTGCTACTAAGACATCCGCACACAGGTATTATGGTAGTGGAAGTTCTAATGGATATGTTTTAGATAATGTAGAATCTCCTTTCCTTACACTTACTCCTGGCAGGACATATCGTTTTTCTGGATCAGTAGCGGGTAGTCATCCATTTCGATTCTATCTTGACGCTGCAAAGGCAACTGCATATACAACAGGAGTTACCGTAGGGTCAGGTTATGTTGATTTAGAAGTTACAGATTCTACACCTACAATTCTTCATTATCAGTGTTCATCTCATGGATACATGGGTAATGCAATACAGGTAAATTCAAGTAATGCAATCAAGTTAAACAGTCAGGCTGCATCATATTACTTAGATTACGACAATTTTTCAAACACTCCAACCATACCGTCAAACAATAATCAGTTGACGAATGGTGCTGGATATATTACAACCTCATTTACCAATACCAACCAACTTACAAATGGTGCTGGATTTATTACTGCGAGTGATAATATTACAGGAACATCTGCTGGATTAACAGGTAATCCAAGTATCTCTGTAACCAACGTAACTGCAAGCGGAAATGTAAACATCGCTGGAGTTCTTACTTATGAAGATGTAACAAACGTAGATTCGATTGGAATAGTTACCGCAAGAGCTGGAGTTTTAGTTGGTAGTGGTATCACACTGAGTAAAGATGGTGATGTATTTGCAACAGGTATCACAAGTTCAACCAAAGTTCATGTTGGTGTAGATACAGGAGTTTATGATGAAGATTTAGTTGTGACTGGAAATGCCAGAGTTACTGGTATTTTGACGATTGGTACAGGTTCAATTGTTCTTGACCCAACTGCGAAACAACTTCGTGGTCTTGAAGAGATTGTTATTGGTATTGCAAACACAATTACAATCAAACAAGATAGTAAAGGTGAAATTGAATTTACTGATGCAGTCGGAACTCCAAAGTCAGTCGGAATTGGAACTACTGTATCTGTTAATACATCTGGTATCATTACTGCATCAAGTTTTGTGGGTGGCTTTACGGGTGATTTAACGGGAACTGCTTCAAACGCAACTCAACTAGGTGGTCAAGCTGCATCACACTATCTGAATTATAATAATTTCTCAAACACACCCACAATACCAACTAACAATAATCAACTGACCAATGGTGCTGCGTTTGTCACATCTTCGATTATAAATGCGTTGAGTGCTAGTAATTTATCATCTGGAACGATACCAGATGCAAGATTCCCATCTACACTACCAGCTATATCTGGTGCAAATCTAACAGGTATTGCAGTTACTGATAATATAAGAACTAATACAAACGCAACCTTTCTACAAAATGTAAACGTATCTGGAACTACAACTGCAACAACATTCATTGGTGATTTGACTGGTGATGTAACTGGTGATGTAACTGGTGACTTAACAGGAACCGCATCAAACGCCACACTCGCAGTCAGCGCTCAAGGTTTAACAGGTTCTCCAACAATTACTATTACTAATGTCAACGCTGTTGATGCAGTCATTAGTGGTAACTTATCTGTTGCTGGAACAATTACATCTCTAGACCAGAATGATATTTCTGTAACTGGTATCATGACTGCATCGGAGGGTGTGGATCTTGGAGACCCAGGCATTGTCACACTTTCAAGTGACACTCTAACAACTACATCTACAAGTGCAGATACAATCTCAAGTATCTCTGCAACAGTGTTTCGTTCTGCAACTTTCCAAGTTCAAGTGACAAGAGGAACTCAATATCATATGACAACAATCAACGTGATTCATAACGGAACAGTTGCGTTTATGAGCGAGTATGGAACGATTCGGACAGGTGCAGTTCTTGCCACGTTTGATGCTGATATCAATAGTGGTAATCTCAGACTTCGTGCAACACCTACGTCTGCCGATTCCACAGTATTTAAATTATCTAAGACTACAATAAAAGTATAAATACATCTAGCGGAATATCTAATATGAAGAAATTTATCGGTGAACAAATCAGTAGATTTTTTAATACTGGACAATGGGCATTAAAGTTAGTCTTTCTTGTTGTTCTAACTGAACTTGCTATCATAGGTGGAGTTACACTTGGATGCATGACAGGAACTGAGTGTGATGAAAATGATAGTAATAATATCAAACATCTACTATCATTAGCGATGACTAAATCATTTGCACTGTATGCTGCTGAGAAAGCATCATCAAAAGAAAAGTATCTTATCGAAGGCGTATCTAAAAAATAATGGCTAAGAAATGTCCTCCAGGCAAATACTATTGCTTCGATGATAAGAAGTGTAAAAAGATACCTCGTGGGTATCATATAGGAGCTCGTGGTTATCTTGCACGAGACGATGATAACGAAACAAAGAAAAATGGTAACGGAAATTCTAACGGAAATGGGAACGGCGGGAATGGCGCTGGAAATGGTAATGGTGGCTCTGGGGGTGGTGCTAATGGTAATGGCGGTGGAATGGGTGAAGAAGTAGTCTATGAAGTATTAGATAAAAAAGATATACCACATGTTAGAAAATTAGTTAAAAAACTAAGGGTTGGTTCTAAAACACATGCAAAACAGGCAGATGATTTAGAAGTAGCAATGAAAGAAGAATCAAATCCTCGTATTCCTCGTAAGAAAGGACAACCAGCAAAATCTAAAAAACATTCTGATTTATATACTGATGAAGATCCTAAAGGAACTATTCATGGACTCGGTTTTAAGGACGTGGCTACTGCTAAAAAATCTGTATCAAAGATTAGGAATTCTTCTAGATCGCATGCTCATAAGATTCAAGCGGCTGTTGCTATGGAACAAAGGGCGAGAGAGATGGGTAAAACCTCTGAAGCGGCGGTTTACAGAAAGTACATCAATGCAATGAAAAAGAAAACTAAATCAATGAATGAGGCAACAATGACTCCTGCTCAGAAGAGAAAGGATACTATGTTGAAGAAGAAGTATGATAAGTCTGATATGAAAAAGAATATGAAAGATCAATATGGTGAAGAAGAAGGAAAGAAAATTTATTTTGCTACAATTCGTAAACAAGCAATGAAAGAGGGTAGATTAGCTTCTTTAGAAAAAGCATCTGTTCTTTCTATGAGTGATGATCCTAAAGATCAAGACAAAGCAAGAGAGATAAAGACTCGTTTTGACTATCAAAGTTTAAGAAAACAGATTGCTGATAAGAAGAAGTCTGATACAAAGGAATCGGTAGAAAGTGTTGAAGATGATAAATATAATGTAAGCGAAGAAGGTCTTCGTGCGTGGTTTGGTAAATCAAGTGGTACTACCAAATCTGGTCGTAAGGTAAAAGGATGGGTTCAAGTTGGTGGTAAGTATGATGGGAAACCATGTGCAAGACAACCTGGCCAGAAATCAACTCCTAAGTGTGTGTCATCTTCTAAAAGAAGATCAATGAGTAAGAAAGAAAGAGATAGTGCTGCAAGAAGAAAGAGAGCTGCTGATCCAAATCAACCACAGAAGTCGGGTGCAGCAAAACCAACAAACGTTTCTACAGATCCTAAGAAGAAAATGTCAGAAAATTATTTTAATGAAGCCAAAGACAAGAAAGGCAAGGGTAGCGGATCAAAAGATGCCTGTTATCATAAGGTCAAGTCAAGATACTCTGTATGGCCAAGTGCATATGCATCTGGTGCTTTAGTGAAGTGTCGTAAGGTTGGTGCAGCAAACTGGGGTAACAAGTCAAAGAACGAAGGATTTTCACCAATGCAAGTTGCAGCACTTGAAGCTGCTGGTATGATTGAGATTAAAGAAGGTAAGAAATGTTGGAAAGGATATGAAAAGAAAGGAACACAAAAATTATTTGGTAAGACTTATAATCGTTGTGTGAAGAAAGAAGAAGTTGAACAGATTGATGAGTTGAGTAAGACAACTACCGCAAATTATCTTTACAAAGCAAAGGTTGATAAAGATTATGTTCACAGTGGAAAGATGGGTAAGTATGCGAAAGCGAGAGACAAAGGAATGAAAAGAGCAGAGAAAAAATTAGGAAAAAAAGATAGTGATAGAATTAAGTATGTTGCAGATTATGATGCTCGCTCGATGAAGGATGACCCAAATAAATCAGAATACCCTAGAAAAATTAAGGTCAAAGAAGGTGTGGAAGATACCAATCTATTCCCAGCTGGCACACAGGGAAAGGTGAAGAAAGTATTGGATAGAGGAACAAAGTTTATGAAACAAAATCCTGTTGGTAAAGTTTTAAGTAACATTGTCAAACCTGTCAATAATAATAAAGGTAGCAACTACACTTCTGGTGGTAAGGTAACAAACGAAGGAACATCTTATGGTTTATACAAAGGTGATGGAAAACCAAAAGGTGCGATGAAAGATTATCTTGATAAGAAGAAAAAGAAAGAAGAGGATAAAAAAAAAGTAGTAGAAGCAATTCAATTTTTAAGAAGAAAAAAGAAAGAATCTGAAGAAGGAGAAGAGAGAAAACCTAAAAAAGCAATGGATGCTGGTGCTAGGTTAAGAAGAAAAAAACAAAGACAAGAATATGCTGAAAAAATTTCTGGTAGTGAAGATAATGTGCCTGATGATATTAGAGATCATGTAGAGTTAGCTTCTGAATCAAAAATTCGTCTTGTAAAAAATGGACATACCTATAGAGTCATATTGACATGGAGAGGTAAAACATACATGATACAGATGTTTGTACCATCTGTTTCTAAACCAACTCGTAAACAGGTAGAAAAGGAAGTTCAAAAGATTTATCCTGATGCAAAAGTATTGTCATTCTTACCTAGAGAACTTGAACCAGGCGAACCTACTGTAATGGTTGGTGAGGAAAAAGAAGAAAGAGATGAATATGGTGATCTAGTTGGTGGCCCTAAGATATCAAAAAAGAAAAAGAAAGAAAACCTTGAAAAAAATGAACCAGATGAAGATCATACAACCACAACTGCTGAGGAGTATGTAACTGAAGATGACATGAAGGGTATGAGTGTCAAGTCTGGACACAAAAGACCTACAAAGAGTGGTGCTGGAATGACAAAGAAAGGTGTTGCTGCATATCGTCGCAGAAACCCAGGCTCAAAACTTCAAACTGCTGTAACTGGTAAAGTTAAAAAAGGATCTAAAGATGCAAAGAGGAGAAAGAGTTATTGTGCCAGAAGTGCTGGACAAATGAAGAAGTTTCCAAAGGCCGCAAAAGATCCGAATAGTAGATTGAGACAAGCAAGAAGGAGGTGGAAGTGCTAATGGCAAAATCATTCAATAAGTTTAAAAAAGATGCAAAAAAAGACGTAAAAATTGCAACTCATGATAAACCTTTATTTAAAAGTGTCCCTGCAACAGGAGTAAGAGGTGATCAACCAGCAAGTGATTTATTGATAAGAACAATGAGAGGTTTGATAACCCCATCATCACCATCAAAACCACTAGGTTGATAAAAAAATTTTAATTTATTATGTCTGACACTGTATATCTTGGTAATCCGAATTTAAAGAAAGCGAATGTAAAAGTTGAATTTACTCAAGAAAATATTGAGGAGTTCATCAAGTGTAAGGATAATCCTGTTTACTTTGCAAAAAATTATATTAAAATTGTTTCTCTTGATGAGGGTCTAGTTCCTTTTAGTCTATATCCATTTCAAGAAAAGTTAATCAATAACTTTCATAACGAAAGATTTAATATTTGTAAGATGCCTCGACAGACTGGTAAGTCTACGACTGTGGTATCTTATTTGTTGCATTATGCAGTTTTTAATGATAATGTAAATATAGCAATACTTGCAAACAAAGCGTCAACTGCTCGTGACCTTTTAGGTAGATTACAACTTGCGTATGAAAACTTACCTAAATGGATGCAACAGGGTGTTCTTGTTTGGAACAAAGGATCACTCGAATTAGAAAATGGATCAAAAATTCTCGCTGCATCTACGTCTGCATCTGCTGTCCGTGGTGGATCCTATAATGTCATCTTTCTTGACGAGTTCGCTTTTATCCCGAATCACATTGCTGATCAATTCTTTGCCTCTGTTTATCCTACTATATCATCTGGTCAAAAAACAAAAGTCATAGTTGTATCCACACCACACGGTATGAATCATTTCTACCGTATGTGGCATGATGCTGAAAGAAATAAAAATGAGTATATACCCACTGAAGTTCACTGGTCTGAAGTGCCAGGCAGAGATTCATATTGGAAAGAACAAACAATTGCAAACACATCAGAACAACAGTTTCGTGTTGAATTTGAATGTGAGTTTCTAGGTTCTGTTGATACTCTGATTAGTTCTGCAAAATTAAAGTCATTAGTATATGATGAACCAATTAAGAGTAATCGTGGATTAGATATCTATTTTGAACCAATTAAGAATCATGATTATGTACTCACAGTTGACGTTGCTCGTGGTGTAGGTATTGATTACTCTGCATTTATAATTACTGATATCACATCCTTTCCCCATAAAGTCATAGGTAAGTATAAGAATAATGAAATAAAACCAATGTTATTCCCCAGTATCATTGTAGATATTGCGAAGGCATATAACAATGCTTTTATTTTATGTGAGGTAAATGATATCGGAGATCAAGTTGCAAGTATCATACAGTATGATTTGGAATATGATAATCTACTATTATGTTCTATGAGGGGTCGTGCTGGTCAGATTGTAGGACAAGGATTTTCGGGTAAGAAGACACAACTTGGAGTTAAGATGTCCAAGACTGTAAAGAAGGTTGGATGTTCTAACCTTAAAACTTTGATTGAAGATGAAAAAGTAATATTCAATGATTATGATATCATATCTGAACTTACCACATTTATTCAAAAGAGTAACTCTTTTGAAGCAGAAGAGGGATGTAATGATGACTTAGCAATGTGTCTTGTCATATATGCATGGTTAGTTGCACAGGATTATTTTAAAGAACTTACGGATCAAGATGTAAGAAAAAGAATATATGAAGATCAAAGAGATCAGATCGAACAAGATATGTCACCCTTTGGTTTTATTGTTGATGGAACAGAAGAAGAAAGTTTTGTTGATTCTGAAGGAGATAGATGGCATCTTGATGAATATGGAGATAGATCTTACATGTGGGATTACCGATGAAAGAGTATAGATGGTCAGCACAAATACTTTTGTCATCAAATAGATTACAGAAAGTAGAATTTTTATCAACATCCAATTTAAGAGAAGATGCTGAACAAAGATGTAGGTCACTTTTTGGTGTTACAGATGTAAGACAGTTGAAAAGAGAATGGAATTAGAAGCTTCTTTTGAGTTAGAACATTTACTCTTTAAACAGAGAAAATGCAAGATGTGTGGTGAAACAAAGGAATTAATTAATGACTTTTATAAAACTAGAAAGGACAGAGGAAATGTACCATCAGCATATGCATATGAATGTAAAAGGTGTTCGATTAAAAGAGTGACACAATCAAGAAAAAGAAAGGAGATAGTGGATATATATCCAGATTGGTAGTGTTTACGTCATGTTTCCCCATTTAGAGAGGTAGCATTTCATAAATAAATTTAGTAAAACAACGTGGAACTTCGGAGAAAAACATGGCTGGCATAGGTTTAGTATCTCCAGGCGTTAAGGTTAGGGAAGTTGACCTTACGGTTGGTAGAATTGACTCCATAAGTGATCAGACAGGTGCAATAGTAGGCCCTTTTGAAAGAGGCCCTGTACTAGAACCTTTGCTTATTGAAAATGAGCAAGATATGATCGATCTTTTTGGAAAACCAAAAACAAACGATAGACAATACGAATATTGGTACACTGCTGCAAACTATCTACAGTACGGTGGTATATTAAGAGTCGTTAGAGCAGACGGTGCGAATTTAAACAACGCAAACGTGGGTGGAATGCCCGTAACACATCCAACAGGTATTGGATCAACTTCAAGTCTTAAAATTAAATCTTTTGAAGATTATCAAAATAATTACGAAGACGCTGTTACATACAGATTAGCTGCAAGAAACCCAGGCAGTTATGCAAACGGAATGAAGGTTGCATACATTGATGGTGCTGCATTC